CCTTCTGTTTCATCAGCAAAATATCCCATACCTTTAGCAGCTTCAGTTGCAATTTCAGTAGCCTTTTCTGTAGTATAACCTTGAGCTTCAAGAGTTTTAATATGCTCTTCTATAATTTTATTTCCTCTCTCATATTCAGACAGATTTTCCTTAGTTGCTTCGGTAGATTGTTGAGTAGCTTGTTTTACTCCAAATAAATTTTCTATCATTTTCCCAAAGCCAATTTCATATTTGGGGAATTCATATTTTGCAGGTAAGAATAAATTTACTATAGCTTCAGTTACTTCAGGAATACCTATTAAGAGGATATTTATCATTTCTCTTGCTTTATCATTCCAACTATCAAATTGAGCCATATTTTCTTTAAAGCCAAAAGTTATAGCATTAAGCCTATTAGCAACACCAGCCAAAGCAGCACCTATAGCAGCAATCTCACTTGCAAGGATTACAGAACTTTTAAGTGCAGTATTTAGGAGTAATATTGAATTTCTAAGATTAATTATGCTTGTTATTAATTTTGATGTTATGACTAAAGTTGGTCCTGCTGCAGCTACTAACCCACCAAAACCTAAAATTACATTCTGGACAGATTTTGGTAATTCAGTAAATTCTTTTATTACACCATCAATAAAATTAATAAATTCCTCTAATACTGGAATTACATTATCTCTTATAATAGGTGTTAAGCTTCCACCAAGTGAAATACCTAAATCAACTATTTTGTTTTTTAGCATTTTAAGTTGAGATTCAGTAGTAGCATATCTTTTTTCAGCCTCTTCAGTTAAGGCAGTATTTTCGTCCCAAGCTTTGGAACCTAATTCTATTGCTTCTGTAAATACATCACTTGCCCCAGAAGCTCTTAGTAATGCATCTCTAAGCCTTACTTCTGATATTCCCATATCATCTAATACTTTTATTGCACTTGTCCCTTTTTCTTCAGATTTGCCAAGCCCTTCTATAAATGCAATAAGAGCACCAGCAGCATCTTCCTTAAATGCCTTTTGAAAACCAGATGCACTCATTCCAGCTACTTCAGCAAAATTATTTAAATCTTCACTACCTGTTTCAACAGCAAGCTGGATGGCTATCATGAGTTTAGAAAATGCAGAACCTCCAGCTTGAGCTTCTATACCGACAGAAGACAATGCAGCAGAAAATCCCATAATATCAGATTCAGCTAATCCTATTTGTTTACCAGCACCAGCAAGCCTAAGTGCCATTTCTGTAATTTCACTTTCAGTTGTAGCAAAATTATTTCCTAATGCAACAATAGTAGAACCTAATCTATTAAAAGCTGATTGTGGCATTTGAGTTATATTTGCTAACCTTGCAAGAGAGGTAGCTGCTTGGTCAGCACTAAGGTTAGTAGATTCACCAAGATTTACCATAGTCTCTGTAAAGTCAAGAATATTTTCAGTCTTGATACCCAATTGTCCAGCAGCTTCAGCTACTTTTGCTATATCACTTGCAGAGGCTGGCATTCTTTTTGCCATATCTCTAATGCCTTTTTCGAGAGTACCAAATTCTTCTTCTGTAGCATTTACAGTTTTTCTTACACCAGCAAAAGCTGATTCAAAATCAATAGCAGATTTAGTTGCAGCAGCTCCAATAGCGACAAGAGGGACAGTAAGCCCTTTTGTCATTGACATTCCTATTCCTGATATATTTTTAGCAACAGTCTGAAGCCCTTTAGTTGACTTATTTAACTGTGCCTGTGTAGCAGCTATTGACTTATTAAAAGATGTGTTATCCCCTATTATTTTTACTGTGAGTGCACCCAATGTTGACATATTTATCCTTTTTTATTCTTTTTTAGGAGTATTAGGAGTTTTTATTTTATCTCCATAAAGTTTATAAAATTTCTTTAAGTCTGGTTTGTCGCCTATTTCTTTTTTCTTTCCCTTTCCTGTTAAGGCTTCAGCAAAAGTATTTAGCAGTATTATTGATTTTGTCTTTTCAAATTCAATTCCGTATTTGTAAATTAATACAAGTTCATCAAGAGTAATCTCATCAAGGATATAATCTATTTCCCAGCCAGTCATACATACTGTTTCGGAGATTACCTTTCCAAGTTCAACTACTCTTGATTTACTTGATTTACTTTTTTTTTTCTTCTTCTTTTATATCCTCTTTTTTGCCTGTTATAGGCTCTAAGACAAAATCAATAAAAGCTATTAGTTGCTCAAAATTAGTATTTTCTATTAGCCATTTTTCAGTTATTTTCTTATTGAACAACCTTTCAAAAATATTTCTTGGCTTTGGTTTACCGCAAATTTCTGCAACTATTCTTATGGCTTCCATCAGTGATTCTTTTTCACCCATAAGTAAAGCCCTATCACGATATTCAGCCTGTTTTAAGGACATTCGGGTAGATATCTTTGAGACGTCAAATTCTCTTCCAGCAAGTTTTGCTATCCTTTTTTGGATTATAAACTTGTCAAAATCCTTGAAGACTTCCATTAAGAATTAACTCCTCCAATACCTTGTTCATTATAGATCTCAAACAGTTGCTGACCTTCTTCCTTATCAACGTCACAAGTACCTAAGATTTCAATGTTAATACTATTAGGATCGTCCGCATCATCAGGGTTAAATGTAAGTTCAATTCCCTTATTGTTAGTCCCTTTAATGATAGTTATCCGAAATATCTCATTTCTTTCATTAGTATTTATTACTCTTGCCTGTATTGCGTCTATTGTAGCAAGCCCACCTGTCTTTAGAGTTTCAGATACTCCTAAGACTTCCGAGTAACTATCAATTCCACCCCTGATAACATTCAAATTTTTTAGGCTAATTTCAAGTAAATCACCTGATAAGCTTGCCTGATGATTCTTTATTAAGGATTTTATATCCCCTGCATTATCACTTTTTATAACTACCTTATCAAAAGTCTCTGTAAATACTATATTTCGCATAGCCCCTAAATCAGTCCACTCAACCCCATCAGTTGAAATTTCAAATTTGCCTGAGCCAAATTGTATACTATTTACATTTTGTACGTTTGTTTGTGACATTTTTTCCTCCTTTAATCTTTATAAATCATATACATATCTATTGTTACATGATAAATTCCAGTATCCGTCTCGTAGAACTCCTGTTCCGTGATATAGATACCTTGTATTATGCTTGTTCCATAATAAACTCCTTTTTCACGTTGGAATGTTTTCCTTACCTCATCTGCAAGGCTTTTTGCAGTAGAAAGCGACGTAGCCCAGCAATCAAATTGAACCCTTGGCCTTGTAATGTCGATGTCATGATGCCTAAAATTAGATACCATAAAAAATGATATTGCAGGTAAAACAACGTCCTGAGGCAAATAAAGATAATAAACTCTATTGTTTACATAAGATTTTATGTTTGCATTATCAAGAAGCATATTTCTTATTACTGTGTTAATCATTTTATTACTTCTCTTACCTTCTCTGTTATTATTGAATTTATTCTTGATCTATTTTCATCTAAAGCAGGCCTCAAGTAAGGATGTGCCTTCATCTTAGACGTACCTTTTTCCTGCATTCTTGCATAGTATCCATCAGCACTAAATACTTCATTTTTTTGTATACCAACATAAACAGATATCTTCCCATCTTTATTTAGCACTTCATTTTTATCTATTGACCTTACAAGATTTCCTGTTTCTCCTCGTGGAGCTTTACTTTCAGCACTTTGCTTTATAATGTCAGCAGCTTCATTTGCCCCTTCCATCATAGCTTTTTCTATCTCTGCAGCTTTCTCCTTGAGTTTAATTTGTAAATTTTCAATTCCTTCAAACTTTACAGTTACCATTTAGTCCTCTGTATAATAGATAACAATTTCCTTATTTTTCTCTTCTACGTTTACAATCCCTGTTATGTTTAGAATTCTACTGCCAAATTTAATTCTCATTTTTGGAGTTATACCTGAAATGTATCTTATCCTTAATTTTCCAGTAGTTTCTGAGTTAACCTGCTTACTTGCCCAAAATTCACGCCCTACAAGAGGCAAAATTTCAGCCCACACACTTTTGAAAGTAGTCCAAGTAGTAACTAACTCACCTTCAGAGTTAAAAGTTTCAGTTTGCTGTTCAATTGTAATGTAATGTCTTAAATTTCCTGCTTTCATAGCCAAAAAATCCTGTAAGGATATAATAAACTTTGAATTCCCAAAGGTAATTCGTTAATAGTGCCTGCAGCAGTAGCTTCTCTGTTCTCATAATAATGACCAATCAATAATAGTTCAGCCTGCCTTATAGGTTCTGGAAGTATAAGATTTTTATCATCAGAAGTTATTTTATAGCCTGCAGTGTATCTTATTTTTACAGCCCCAACAGGATAAGGCTCAAAAGTAGGGAATTCCTTGCCGTATGCTGGTATTATTATTGCTGGTTCGGAATTGTAAAAGATATAATCAGAACTTTCTAATGTAGCCTCTACTCCATCAGAATTTTTATACTTTATGCTTGTCAAACTCTCAACTGGAGGCATCGGCAAAACTATTTTATCCTCAAATCTATCAATGTTAAGCTCAAAAACAGTAGAAGCAAGTGCCCTTTGAGTATAATTTTCACAATATTGCCTAACAGTTTTAATTAGACTCGTCAGTAAACTTTCCTCTTCTGTTCCAGTTATCCTTAAGTGGGATTTAACTTCTGTTAATGTAATATTTTCAGTAGGTGGAGTTATTATTTTTAAGTTCATTTTTCCCTCTTATACTTTCTCTTAGGCTTACTTTTAGGCTTAATTTCAATCTCTAAAGGCTTTCTTATTTCCTTTTCAACTATAATTTCACCATCACCACGAGAAACTAACCTTTTTGCCAAGTCTTGTGAAAAGAAGTAAGTCTCACCGCAAGCATATTTTTTGCCATCTATTGTAAAGCTTCTTAATATTTTTACTTTCATAATTACCTCTTTAGGAGGCTGAATTACCAGCCTCCTATTTCACTAATGATAATTAAAGTTAATTTAAGATTAGCTTCCAGACGCTAACTGGACACGAGCAAATGCGTTCTTTAAAACTGGCATTCCATCGCCTTCTTTTCTTGCTATATAGCCAATTTGATTAGTTTCTGCATAAAGTTCATTTAATCTTAACAACTGCATGTCTAAAGCATCAACTATATAGTAGTATGAAAAGTCCCCAATTATTCCTACATATTGACCTGCAGTAAAAGTATTAGGTGCAAACTCACTCATATAAACTGGTAGTCCAAGAAGCCTATCAGGTTGTCCTGCTTGTACTGATTGTTCCCAAATATATCTTTTTTCTTCATCTTTTATCTTAGCAAGTATCTTTATACAATCTCTGTGGAATATCCAAGCTGCCTTAGCAATATATTGCTGCTTTAAAGCATATTTTGCTTCTATTAATCCATCAAAGGTTGGTGCAGTAGTAGTATTGCCTTCCGATATGTCTCTTGACACAGGTATTCCATCATTAGAAGCATAGAACAATCCCAAAGGCTGTCCTGTACCATTACCAGTCATATAAGCTTTTTCCTCAGTTATTGCAAATTTATATGCAAGTCTTTCTCTAACTATGTTCTCAATTGGAAGTGCAGACCTATTAATTAGAGCATTAGAGATTTTAATTCTTTTTGCATAAGGATTTGGTGCAAATTCTCTCTTGCCAAATGACATTGTGCTATCTGCACTACCAGTTTCAAGTTCAGTAGTCCAATCAGCATCTGCTGGGTCAGCCTCAAGAGAGGGTATTCCAAGTGATGCAGCTTTGGTTATCTGATATTTAGTAGCTAATTGCCTTATATATACGATATCATCCACATCTTTTAGCAATTGAGCTATAAACTGTTCTGGTACTATTGTATATCCACCTTCTTCATCTGTTCCTGCAGATAAAGCTCTTTTTTCTTCAGGTGTCATTGCAGAAATACCTCTGCTTAAGAATTTTCTGAAAGCTACCATTCTAAATTCCTTATTATTATCCTGACCTGACTGACCTTCAATACCTTTTATCATTTCAAGTTTATCTGAGTTAATAGGTTTTGATAGCCTTTGCTCAATTTCAAGTAGTTTTGTTTCCTTGTCAATTTCTTCAGACAATTTTTCTACATCGGCAAGCATTTTGTCATACTGTTCATTTTCCTCTGCACTCATAGCTCTTTTTTCTTTGTCTGCAATATCAACAAGTTCCCTTGCCTGAGCCACAAGATTTGCACGTTTTTCTATTTTTTCTTTTATCATTTTATTTACTCCTTTTTGATATTCTTTCATATATCCTTAAAATACCATCTGCTACTCGCTCCTGCTTTCGCTCTGGTATTATAGGTGTTAATTTACTTCTATATTCTGCGTAAACTCTATCTGGTGTTTTAATATTTTTCCCAAAAAGTTCTGCTCTTGTTTGAGGAAATGCTGGATAAGTTACAACCGACACATCCCAAAGTTCTGAAAACTTATAAACATGCCTGATATCCATTCCATTTTCATTTTCCCACTCGTCCTTATCAACTACAAAAGCAAACGAGCACTTATCTATATCACCTCTTTGCATGCTAATCAAAAGATCATTAGCATAAGAAGTATCAGGAGGGTCAATTTCAAACTTTAGACCATCCTTATCTTCCTTAAGTGTAAGTGTTCCGCTCTTGTTGCGCCCTAAAATTAAGTTAGGATCATGATTTATTAAAGCAAATACATCATTAGAGCTTATAAGTTCTCCAAAAGCCCCTTTGTGGATTATTTCCCTAAATCCACCTAAATCATCAGATAATTCATCAAATACTGCAGCAGTTCCCACTATTTTAGGTTTTTCTCCATCATCTTGATTAAATTTAGCCCTAAATGAACGAATTTCTATTCCTTCATTTTTCATATTATCCTCCTTTTCATTCCAAATATTTTGACAGATAGCAAATCTTTGCTTACTATCTGGATATTCATCGTTCATAACTTCATCGGATAAACAACGTTCCATCCAATCATCATAATTTTCATCTTTTTTAACTTTCGGTAAGGGCATCCTAACCTCCAAATAAAAAAGCACCCTAAAAGAGTGCTTGTTTTTAATATTTTTTATTTAAACTTACTTGTGCCAATAACCTATATTGCCTATAATTTCAACTCCAATTTCATCAGCAAATTTTCTAACTCCTGCAAACTTTTTTAATTTTGCAACATCATGAAGAAGCACTTTCCCACAACTTGATACTAATTTAAAATTTTCTTTAATAGTTTCATATTGATGGTCATCATCAATAAAAGCAAAATCGAACTTAATTTTATCTAAAACCTGCCTTATTTCACTACTATTTTTTACAGTATAGTAATGTATTCTTTTAATTAATCCTAAATCTTCCCAAACTTTATATTTAACTTTATAATTTACTATATCAAAAGTAAATATTGTTTTTGCAAATTGTGCCATATAAGCCGAAGATATACCTCTAAATGTTCCAATTTCTACAACTGTTTTTATTTTTATTTTATTAAAAAATTCTCTAAATTCTGGATTTTGGATAGCAGAACCTTTTAGTAAGTTATTTTCTTTAGCATATTCATAAACATCCATTTATCAATTCCTTTCAAAATTTTCTAAACTTTCATACCAATCTTTTGTCTTTTCATAAGTTTCTCTAAACATTCCATCAATTATTTTCTTTTTTGGTCTTAATCTTGATGGTCTCATTTTGTCAATTAATTTATCGTATTCAGGATAATCGCTTTTCTTATACTGGTTAGTTCCTATCTGGTCAAGCCTATCAATCCAAACTCCAGTATAAAAAGCACTTACATAATTCTTACTGTGCTGATACATTATCCAGCCTGATAAAGTGCCTTTATGCTCTGGTATAGGTTCATCTATCATACTTCGTCTTATTAATATACCTGTACCTCCAACCATTTCAGATAAATAAAGCTTACTGCCTTTAAAATCTACACTATATAAATGCCTGTAATAATCCTCATTTTCTTTTATGTCATAATTTAACATCAAATAATGGTTAGCCTCTACTGCAAATAAAGGCAACTCATCCATTACTTCCTTAAGCTTATCAAGCCAACCTTCAGTTACTATTGTATCGTTATCAACTTTTGCCACATATTTTGAGTTTTTATATTTCTCAAAAAAATAATTCATTGGAGGCACAAGCCCCACGTTTATATCCGAGTAATAGATTTCAATATTTCCTTTTAAACTTTTTAAATACTCTTTTGTTCCATCAGTTGAATTATTATCCCAAATAAACAAGATGTAATTATCTGTATTTTTCTTTATAGCCTTAATAGCTTTTTTGGTATATTCAAGCCTATTCCAAGTTATCATTAGAATAGGAATTTTAGCTTTTATTTCTTTAACTTTTCCAAGTTCAACATCATTTTCCACATAAAGATTCTTATCACTTATTCGCTTATCAAATATCACCTTATTTTTTAGCCTTATTTCTCTTGGATTAATTCCAATTTCCCTTGTAGTTTTATTTCCAAAATGATGAACATAACTTTTAGTGCACCATATAGATTTAAATCCAGCCTTTGAAGCTCGCCATAAAAAATCTATATCCTCATGAGTAGCAAGTCCATAACGTTTATAATCAAATACTCCAATTTTTTCAAAGACCTTTTTAGAAACAATAAAGCAAAATCCCACTACTGCAGTCTCAATAAAATCTTCTTTAAGATTTTGTGCCATCCTGTTTATTTCATCTTCATCAGTTATCGTGTGTTTCCCTTTTAAAGTCTGCATAGTTTGCATGGTAGAACTATGGCAAGTAGAAGGTCCGCAAATACCAACTTCTTTTGAATATTTAAAACCTCTCATTAATTTACCGAGCCAATTTTCAGTTAAAACTGTATCTGAGTTTAAAAAACAAATATAATCATACTTAGCTACTTTAATTCCCTGATTCCAGCCATAACTAACACCCATATTTTTCTTATTTTCTATAAGAGTATAGTCAAGGCAGTCTATATTTTTTAGATATTTTTTTGTTTCATATCCAGAGCCATTATCAACTATTATTAGCTCGTAGTCATTAGTATATTTTATTAAACTTTCAATACACCTCTTTACATAATCAAGAGCATCTTTTACCAAGATTATTATTGATACTTTTTCATGTTCTATTTCTATTATTTCCTCTTCATCTACCCACTGCGCATCTCCTCGACTAATATAACGTCTTGCTACTTCCTCTGGTGCGCTATAAACTTCATTTGGGAAGTAAAATTTATTACAATCCTTAAATTTTCTAATTATTTTTATTCTCTTCTTCATCTTCTTTAATTTGTACCATATATTTGCTAAATGTTTTACTAATTAACTTTACTTCCCTACTACTTATCTCTTCAGGTGCGTTTTCAAGCCAATTATCAAATTTAGCCTCTAAATCCTCTGTTTTCATACCTTTTAGCTCGTTAAAGTGGCTTTCTATGTATAATTTTGTAAAATTTTCACCATAATATTCACTAAATACTGAAATATCCTCTGTTTTAGCTTTATCAGCCCCCAAAGCCTCTACAAAAGCGTAAATTGCTTGTTTTATTTGCAAATTTACAAATTCAGAATGTTTTTTGTAGTAATTTTCAAGGTCTTTCTCATATTTTTCGTCTTTTCCGTTATATTCTTTGCTTGTAATCTTTAAAATATCCGTTTTTTCACGCTTTAAAATCCTAATTAAAGCATTAAAAAATAAAGGTTTGTATGCTTTTTCAAGTCTTTCTGTAACTAAATCCCTATTTTCTATTGCTATTTTACTTGTTTTTTCTATGTTTTCTGTATCAATTTCCCTTGTCAAAGAGCCTACTAATTGATTTAAAGGAATCATATTTAATGGTGCAAGATAAATTTTACCCTGCCCGTCTTCCATAGGATTCATATTTTCAAGTTCCCTTATTTCATCTGCATTCATCCAGCCACCCATACGTGCAATGTTATATGACCTGTATCTTGATTCAGTATCACCTCTAAGCAGTCCGTCAACTATATGCTCAATAAAGTAAGTTCTCTTTTCTCCTTCTGTAAGTAACTGCATATTGTAAGCTTGTTCATTTCTTACAAGCCACGGTCTTATTGTATGAGTTACAAAATTTATACCCTGATTTTCGATATTTGAAAAAGTTGCTCTATCAATGTTTTGGAGTAAATGTAAAGGTACTCTAAAAATCCTTGCAATCTCTTCAACCTGAAACTTTCGGCTTTCAAGTAATTGCGCATCATCAGGATTTACTGAAATCTGATTAAATTTTAAGTCCTGTTCAAGTAGCATAATTCCATGTGCCTTGCCAAGTCCTGCATATTTATCTTTTAATTCATTTTTTAATCTCTGATAAGTTTCATCTTTTAATACCTGTGGAGTAGTAAATATTCCCCCAGCATGCATTCCGTTTCTAAAAAACTTTGAATTATATGTCTGCATAGCAAGACCAAGACCTATTTGTTCCCTATACCAGCCAAGTGGAGTTTTCCCTACTAGTCCATCAAAAGAAAGACCAGCTATATGTAAAACATCATACGGTTGAAGCCTTACAATCCCATTATCACTATAATAATCATATATCTTTGTCTTTTTGCCAGTTTCAGGATTAACAACCATTTCTACATGCATATTCCAAGGAATCATAGGATATATGCTATATATTTTTCCCATTCCATCTCTTTCAAGTAAACTATAATGATTGCCCCATAAAAGAACATGAGTCATAGCAACTTCTCTCCAAATAAATGAAGTCATATCTTTGTTAGGTTGATTATGAAGCAACCAGTAAAGATAATGGTTTGTATCTTTTTTCTTGCCTCCACTTGGAAGTCTTTTATAAACATTTAAAGGAAGTGAAGCAATTGTTTCTGCTATAATCCTAACACAAGCATAAACAGCCGAGTAAGACATAGCAGTCTCTTCACTTACCTGTATTCCTGCCTCGCTTTCAATTCCACCAAGAAGCCTTCTTAACCAATAATCAGGATTTCTTGGATGTGAGCGAAACGAACGAAAATTAGAAAATATTTTTTTAGCAAAATCAAACATAAGCACTCCTGTGCTATTTCATTTTATAAAACTAAAATTTCCCTATTATCATAAACAGATGAGCTATCACTTTCATTTCTTATTACACCATCTAAAGCCATAATTAGAGCCACGATAGCATCAATTCTTTGATTAGATTTACTTTTATCAGGTTTAATATTGCCTGCAGAGTCTTGAGTCATCATTACATTATCAAAATTCCACCTAAGTAAAGGATTGCCACCGTGATTTAATTGCCTGTTTAAAATTAAGGTTTCTAAATATTTTGTTGGAGCATTCAAGGATTGAAATCCTTGCCCTATTGGTATCATGTGCTCGTAACCATCTGCTATTAAATCCTGTACTGTCTTTGTAGCATTCCACCTGTCATAAGCAATAGATTTTACTTGATATTTTTCAAGGCAATCCTTAATTACTGCTTCTATCGTGTTATAATCTACCACGTTCCCCTCAGTAGCTATTACATATCCTTGTTGTTCCCACAAATCGTAATTAACAAAATCAACCTTTATTTTCTCTCTCATTCGCTCTCTTGGAATAAAAGCAAAGGCTAAAACCTTAACCTCATCATCAAAAGGAAATGCAAGTACAAAAGCCGATAAATCAGTCGTAGTTGATAAGTCAAGCCCACCATAACAAACTCTTCCTTTAAGCTCCTCTGGGTTTATCCTATCAGGACAAGCATCCCATTTTTCAATTGGTATCCATCTTGTTTCCTGTTGTGTCCAGATATTTAAATAAAGCCTTTTAAAAGTATTTTGTAAGGCTGGAGTTTGTTTTGCTTTCTCATATAAAGCCCTCATCTCTTCTAAAGAACGAAATTCTCCTAATGCTGGATTTGCCTTAAACCAAACTTTCTCATCTTCCCAATCATCGTTCTCTTCTGCCCCATAAATAACAGGATAAAACGTTGGGTCTTTTATTACTTTATTTTTAACCTTTAAAGCATAATCATGTTGTTCCCAGCAAACTGAATTCTTATCATAACCAGCAGTAGTAATTGCTACAATCAAAGGCTGAGTCCTTGTGCCGCTTGAAGTTGTAAGTACATCCCATAAATCCCTATTAGGCTGAATGTGGAGTTCATCAAAAATAACTCCATGTGCATTAACACCGTGCTTTGTTTTATGCTCTGCAGATAGGACACGATAAAAACTATTAGTGCTATAAACTACTATCCTTTTAGTTGAGTCAATAATTTTACATCTTTTAAGTAATGCTGGTGATTGTCTTATCATTGAAGAAGCCGCATTATATACAAGTGTTGCTTGGTCTCTATCACCAGCTGCTGAGTAGATTTCGCTACCCATTTCGCTATCAGCAAATAAAAGATATAGTGCTATCCCAGCTCCAAGGTTCGTTTTCCCATTTTTTCTCGGCACTTCAATATATACTGTTCGATACTGTCTTGTGCCATCTTCTTTTATAGTTCCAAAGATGTCTCTTATAATCTTTTCCTGCCAAGGCATCAAATTAAAATGGTTACCGTACCATTTGCCATCAGATAGCTTTAATGATTTTATAAAATTAACTGCCCTGTCGGCTTTTTCTTTACTATACATTAGCTAATCCTAAATAATTCCTCAAGTGGGTCTTCCTCGTTAGTATTAGGTAAACTAATCCTTCCACGTGATGATGGTGTTAATCCAAATTCTCCACAAAAAGCTCTTATTTGATTTAAACTATTATTAGCAATTGCAACTTCAGGAAATTGAGCCATATAAATAGAGATAACTTTACCATCTGAATCATAACGTGGTATTTTATAAGTAGTCCCATGTTTTTTTATAAACTCCTCTGCTTTTTTCCATTTAGCAAAAGACTGACAGTAACCAGCAAAAGCTGCCATATCAACTCTTGTAAGTAAACCAAGATTTGCTAATTCAGGAGCAATTCTTTTCCATTCTTTTTTAGCATCATCCATTAACCAATCAGGACATTTAGGAATTATCTGTTTTGGTTGAGGTTCATTTAAATTTAATGGACGCTTGCCAGGATTACCTTCTAATATTTTAAGTTTTGTTGGTTTTGGTTTTGGACTTGCCATAATAATTATCTAATATTTTTTCTTTTAAAGTTTTTGCTATATAATACATTTGTTTAGGCATTACAGAATTTCCAAGTCTTGCCCATTGTTCTCTGAAATTTCCTATCATTTTAAAATCTTCAGGATAAGAACATAAGATTTTCAATTCATTGATAGTTAAATATCTTTTTTCTTGCCAATGCAATAAGCCACTCATTGTTTCTGAAAATAATTTAGTTAATGTATTACAGGGTTTATTTGGATTAACTTTTTTTATATTAAAATATCTTCTCTTATTAAATTTCTTTTCAAATATTTCTGCTAAATCTGAACCTATTCTTATTTGATAATAATATTTATCTATCTCATTTTTAGGATATTTGATTTCTCCTAATTCTTCTAAATCTTTTAAAGTCTCAATAACAGTAATAACTTTATCTAATGGTTCAGGAAATACAGGTTGCATATTTAAATCATTTCTTACACCTATAAAAAATAATCTTTGTCTTGACTGTGGAACTTCATAATATTTTGCATTTAAAAGTTTACATTTAACTTGATAATTTAAAGATTTTAAAGATAAAATGATTTCCTTAAACTTGCCTTTCATTTTACCCTTTACCATTCCTGATACATTTTCCATTACAAAAATCTTAGGTTGCAATTCTTTTATCAAATAAACAAAACTTTTAAATAAATCATTTCTATCATCGTTTACTTGTCTTTTGCCAGCAGTTGAAAATCCTTGACATGGAGGTGAACCATCCAAAATATCAAGTTCTCCAACTTTAATATTACAAAATTCTAAAATTTCACTTGCTTTAATAGTAGTAATATCTCTTTGCCAACAAGGTATTTCAGGAAAATTTAATTTAAAAGTATCAACTGCATTTTTATCAAAATCTATTGCTAAAAGTTCTTTAAAATCTGCCCATTTATAACCTAAACTTGAACCACCACAACCTGCAAAAGTTGATATTATTGTATAATTACCATTCATAGCCGCATTTAGGACATTTATTTTTAACTTCTATATTTTCATCATATTCTTTTTGTTCATCTGGATTAAAAAATTGTGTCATCAACTCTTCTATTTCATTTTCATCAAATCCTGTTATCTCAATATCAAATTCACCTGTATCAAGTTCTTGAAGTAAATCTTTTAACTTAGGTAAATCCCAATCACCTTGTATTTTATTTAAAGCTATATTTAAAGCTTTTTCTTTAGACTTACTTAAATCAACTACTACGCAATCAATATCAGAAAATCCGAGTTCTTTTAAAACTTTTAAACGCTGGTGTCCCCCTATAACTGTACAATCCTTATTTACAATTAGT